TTACCCCAGCATCAAGCTAAGCACCGGCCCAAAACCATAAACCTGCGATTTCTGCGCGATCTCCACCCGCGCTCCGCTCCCAAACCCGCCCGGAAAATCACTCGCCTGATCAGATGCCGAATAAACCCACACCGGCTCCGGCACCTCGACCTCCCGCACCACATCCGCGCCATCAAACACCTGCACGCGATAGCGTTCATAGTCCTCGCACAGGGGCGGCTCGGCCTCCCAGCTATCACCACCATAACGCGACGAACGCAACCAACTCACCGTATCGCCTGTCACCCGTCCAAACACCGGCGCGCGTGGCCGTAAGGCCAGACCCGTCCATATCGCCGTCACATCCAGCGCATTTTCCGCCACGCCGCCGAAGCCGATCCGCCCCGTCCGCCACAGGCGCGTAAGCCCGATCTCGTCCGTCGCCATATCAGCACGGACAAACCCCGCCGGCAGGATGATCGCCTCCGCCCCCGCCGTCATGCCCGACAGACGCGCCTGCTCCGTGCCCCATTGCCCGCGAACCAGCCCGCTCAGGCGATAGCGATCCACGGCCAGAGCGGTGACCGTGAGATATTGGATCATCTCCCATTCGCCATTCAGCGCCCTGACGCAGATGACGTTCTCACCACCCAGCAGATCGGCCTCGGTGCGGCTGACCGGTGCCTCGCCTTCGAGATAGATATCGAGTGACGCGCCGCGCAGCAGGTAATGCCCGCGCTGCACCGGCAAGGCGTTCAGGGTTCGGCCGATCGCGGCCGCCTGTTCCACCCGTCCGCGCCGGCGCAAACTCTCCGCCCCCGCACCGGCATAGACATCCACCCCCGCCCAGATATCGGCCGAAGGCACGAGAATCGGCCGGATATTCTGCTCATCGACGCCAAAACACGGCAGTTCGAGCAGGCGAAAGCCGGTGATAATGGTCTGGCGCACCACAGCGTTCTGCGATCCGGCCAGAGATGGATCGGCCCCCGCCAGCACGCGCACCTCCGGCGCCGGTTCCAGTGTCATGGTCGGGGTCTCGCCCTGATCGACCGAGGCCAGACGATAGGCGCGTCCGTCGCCTTCAAACGTCAGGCCGTCGCCGGTTTCCAGTTCCAGCAGGCGCAGCGGATCAACATCCAGCGTCAGGCTGTGGCGCACGGTCTGCGCCGCCCGCAGCGCATAGGCGGCATAGTCGGTGGCCTGCGTCGCGCTCAAAACCAGCGGCACATCGAGCGTCACCTGCGATGCGCCCGCCGCCTCGCCGCGCACCGTTACGGCCTGAACCTGGTAATCGCGGTCGGGATCATAACAACGCAGGGTCAGGCTGGCCGGCACCTCGATCAGATCGCGCCGCGCCATCACCGGGCTCTGGTCGTGATAGGCCAGATCGACGCGCAGCAGCGCCGTATCGACGCCATGGCCGCTGCCGATAAAGGTCAGCCCGTCGCCGCGTTCGGCCACCGCCAGCCCCAGATAACCCAGCACCGGCGCCAGCGCATCGGCCGCGCGCATCGGCTGTTCGATCACATAACCGCCGATGCTGCCGGTCACTTCGGAAAGATCAAGCCGCTCCGCTGACAGCCCCGCCTGACCGCAATCGCGCTGATCAGATGACGCGCATCACCCGCCCCAACCCGGCCATTGAGCCAATGCCCCGTGCGCCAGTTGAGCGTATCGCCCCACACATCCGCCCTTTGCGGAAAATACGGATAGGGCCGCGCATCCCAGCACCACACCGCCATGTCGGCCAGCATCGGCCCACCATAGACGCTCGATAGCGGATTATGGACCGCATAGTGGTTGGCGAAGGCTTCCAGATAGGCCCGCTGCGCCCGATCGTCACGCGCCCCCGTCGAGAACGGCGGCGTAGCACTTTCCGAGCTTTTCGGATCGAGAAACAGGTTCGGCGCATTTGGCCCCTTATCGACCGCACCGCAGCCGATTTCGATAAAGCGCACCGGCTTCGATTGCGGCACCCAGGCCGTCGCCACCGCGGATCGCACGCCATTCGGACGATCATGGTGCGCGCTCGACCACCAGGCGGCCAGAGCCTTCGGCCGGAACACCCACGGCTCTCCATAGGCGCCGTCGCTGATCGGGGTGCGCGTTTGCGCCACGCGGTCGGCCTCGCTCGCATAGTACCAGTCGAAACCCTCCCCGCTGGTGATGCGACCTTGCAGATAGTCTGCGTCATAGATCGTGTCCGCCAGCGTGCGATCGAGATGCGCGTCGCCGTCGTGCCAGTCGGTCAGGGGCGCGTACCAGTCGATGCCGATAAAATCGATGTTGGCGTCGGCCCACAGAGGATCGAGATGGAAGGCGACATGACCGCTGCCATCGGCCGGCTGATGACCGAAATATTCGCTCCAGTCGGCGCCATAACCGATCTGCGTCTCGCTCCCCACGATCGCCCGCACCTCCGCTGCCAGAGACCGCAGGGCGCTGACCATCGGATAGGTGTTGACCGCGCTTCTTAAAGTGGTCAGTCCGCGCAGTTCCGAACCGAGCACAATACCGTCGATCCCGCCAGCCGCCACGCCCAGATCGGCCACATGACGCACGAAACGACGAAAACCCCAGTCACCGTCCATGAACGCACTGACCGCCGTGGCCGCGCCCGCCGTCATGTCCGCCACCGAGGTGATGCGGCCGCGCCACGGATAGCCGGCGCAATCCATCAGGATAAACGGGATCAGCGTCACCTGATAACCGCGCGCCTTCAACGCCTGAATGGCAGCGATGACCACGGCGTCGCACGGCGTGCCGCCATAGGCCGGACGGCCGTCTACCTGACTGACGACATAGGCGTCTTCACGCGCCACGCCCGCCACTTCCCAGACTAGCGGCTTCGTCACCTTATCGGCCACCTCGACGCCCGGTTTGATCGTGCAGACGCCGGCGTCCAGACTGTCGCCGAACCAGCTCACCACCAGATTGACGGTTTTAACGTTCGGCAATTGCGCCTGCAATTGATCGAGCGACACCATGAAATCGGTGCGGCCATCGCCGGTGTGCTGGGTCTCATGGCTGGCGCGCGTCAGGCCGCTGAGGGCCACATTCGGCGCCGTGGCATAGATGAATTCGCCGGCGCCGGGGATCAGGCACACGCCCTCGATCAGGCTTTCCAGATCATCGCCCGCCGGTCGTTTCATCACCTCGACCGAGAGATTGGGCGGGCGGTTGCCAAACGCGGTGATGTCGAGATCCTCGAACACCATATAGGCCAGGCCGCGATAGGTCGGCGCTGAGCCTTCGATGGCCTCGATCAGGGCATCCGGCGTCTGGCTTTCATCGCCACGATACAGGCGGTAAGCGATCTGCGACTGATCGAGCAACTGCCCGTCCGCCCAGATACGGCCGATACCATCAATCGGCCCTTCGCAAAGCGCCACGGCGAACGACAATGAATAGCTGAAACTCTCGGTCTTGGCGCTGTTCTTGCTGGCGCGCGTCGTCGTGCGGTTTTCCTTCAGTCGCGCCGCCCAGATCACCGTGCCGGCGATGCGCGCCTGGCCGAAGACCTGCATCACCGGATCGCCCTGCGCGCTGCCACTCAGTTGCAGGCCTTTCAGCCGCGTGCCTACCTGCCGCGTCGGCGACAGCGCATTAAGCGCCGTGCGGTCGATGGCAGCGCCTATCTGCTGCCCGATCCACCCGCCGACCGGCCCACCCAGCGCACTGCCGACCGCACTCAAAATCACTTGCGCCAAATCTCAAATCCTTCTTCTCTTATACCGCCCCGTTTACGGGGCGGGGGACCGTGAGCCTCTTGGCTCGTGGTGGTGGGGGCTCTTCCTTTTCCGGGAATCTAAACGCCGCCACCGCACACTTCTTCCAAAACGGACCCAGCCAGCTTTCAACCACCGCATGACCCCAATAGGCGTGAATGATCTTTGCTTGCGGATCGCTGATCCCCTCGCCCGCGCTCAGGATGGCCACATGTTTGGCCACGGCGTTCGGCTTCATACGAAAGGCGATAACATCCCCTGTCCGCGCCGTATCCAAACCTACCGCCAAAAAGTGCGAACCCAGGCCCGGCAGCAGCCGATCCTCAGCGCCCACCTCAGCCCAGTCCGGGCTGTAAACCGGCACGTCCGGCGCCTCATCATAGAGCCCGCGCCACACCCCGCGCACCAGTCCCAGACAATCACAACCGACGCCTTTCAGGCTCATTCGGTGCTGGTAAGGGGTCTGCAACCAGCTTCGCGTTTCGGTCACTACGTCGGTTAAAACCGCCGTCATCGCCCCGCCCCTTGCTGCCGTGAAGCGCCATCGAGCACATCACCATTGCGTGGATAGAGGGTCAGGTAGTCCTCACCCGGAAGATCAGGAAAACCCCTGAAATTTTCAGTATTTGAGAACATGTTTAAACAGGTGTTATAACGCTGATCGCAGGTTCTAACGTCCGATGGGTCTAACACCAGTCCGCACCTAGAATCGCCCAGCGCCGCGTCACACAAAAAGCTGAAACGACGGCCTATAACGCGATCCAGTTTCGACGCCACGCCCTCGATATGGGCGATAAACGTCCCGCCCTGATCGTCGATTCCGCCGCGGCATTCCAGTCGCGCCAGCGTGCCGACGCCTGTCAACACATGCGCTGTGGGTTGCGACCAGTCGACCGTATAGAGCCGCACCCAGGCGGCGTCATACAGCCCCGCCGTAATGTCCTCGGCACGGATCGCCTCTGACGCAATCACGCCCGAAACCGCCATACTGGAGGCCTCACCCAGATCCTGTCCGGACGCGCCCGCGGTCAGTCCGCTTAGCGCCTGACAGGTGACACCCAGACACTCCAGGGCCTGATCATGATCGGTAAAACCAAGCGTCACGCCATCGCGGCGCTCGATCAGCCAGACATGGCAAAACTTCGCTGCCCCCTGCGCCAGCGCAGAGGCCATAACGTCCGAAATATGTCGCATACTTACCTTTCTCCTCCCCTGCAAAGCGGGAACCTTCGTTCCGAGGGAGGTGGCGAGCTTGTCTCGCCGGAGGGGGCCTCTGCCTAAACTCTTATCTCGATCAGTGACACCGCCGTCACCCGACCGGTATCGAAGCTTTCCAGCGTGAGATCGATGCGCTCAGAGTCAAACCGCACCGGCGTATCGAACTCAAAACCGGCGCTCACCACCTGCCCCACAGCCGGCGGCGACGCGAAACTCACGACGCCTGTATCAATATTGATTGAGTAACCCGTCACCTCAATGCCACCCGCCGCCACGCGCACGGTTCCGCTGACGGGCTTGGCAATAGGCCGCACCACCGCGCCGTAAACCTTACGCAGGACAAACTGCGTCCGGATGCCATCGCCCGTGCCCAAAATCTGATCGCCAGGTGATGGCGCGGCATTGATCGCGCAGCTCTTGAAATCGGCGAAATCCTTGAAACGAAAGCCGTACAGTCGCCCCTCGCGCGCCTCGAAAAATTCGAGCAGTTCGGCAGCATCGACCAGCGATTTGACCCCCGCCCCGATCAGATAACGTCGCCTGCCTTGCGCCCACGGACTGATGCGCCGCTCATAGCCAGACGCCAGCGCCACGATCTCCGTCTTGCGCTCGATCCCGCTGCCCGACCCGAAGGCCAGACGCGCCGGAAACCGCACCTCATGAAAACCTGTCATTCGCCCTTATCCCTTTACCCCAATAACCTAACGAAGCCCCATACGCGCGGCGCGTTGCAGGGCCGTCGCCACCTGCGCTTCCGTTCGGACAAGGCTTTGCGCGCCGCCCGTCACCATCAGGGTGACATTGACCGTCGGTCCGCCCACCGCCGCCACATCACCTGAAACCGCCGGGCGGAAGACCTCCGGCCCGCGTTCACCGACCAGATAACTGCCGCCGGCACCGACAAAGCCGCCCTCGGCCCGCGCCCCGGAAAAGCTGCTTGAAGCGCTGGAGAATATCTGCGCCAGCACCGATCCAAGACCACCCGAAGACGATGAAGCACCCGACGCTGCATTGACAGCCGAGAGCAGGGCCGAAGCCAGTTCGCGCAGGCTGATCTTGCCGTCCGAAGCGGCCCGCGCCAGTGACCGCGCCATGCTTTCGCCTGCCTTGGAGAAGGCCTGATCGATGGCCTCCGCCGTCTCGGCCGCCGGCGCCTCCAGCGCACGGATCGCCGCCGCAGTTTCATCGATCTGACCGCCGATCGGGTTCAAATAATCATTCATTGATTTTATCCGGAAATGTCTGCATCAAATCGTCAAACGCGCGGCGGCTCAAAACGGGCTCGGCTGGCCGGCCGGTCAGCATCTGCCATTCGCGCCAGCTTAAGCGCCAGAAGTCTTCCGGCGACAAACCCAGCACCAAAACGCCATGGCGAAACAAAGCGGCCCAATCAGTCATTCATGGCCTCAAAGGCGCTGACCACGGCGCGGATCGCCTCGGTAAAACCAATGGCATTGGGCACCGCGTCCATGGCCAGGGCGCGCACCACCACATCGAGATCGGCGGCGCTTAAACGTTTAAGCCGTTCGCCCAAGGCCTCAAAGCCCGACAGGTCGAAATGCCCTTCCAGCGCCGCCAGCGCACCGAGAGTGACGCACAGCCGAACAGGGCTACCACCCAGCGTCACGCACACCTCGCCACGCATGGCGTTACAGGGCGGCAAAGGTCACCTCGCCCGCCGAAGCCAGGGTGATCGAGAAACTGGCCTCGCCATCGTGCTGACCGGCATATTCGAGCGCGGCGATGACGAAACTGCCCTGGAACTGGGCGAAATCCGGCACGATGATCTGCCAGGCCGCCGCCGTCTGGGCGAAGAAAGCGTCGCGCATCAGGGCGTCAGACGCCGCATCGCGGAACACACCGGAACCGGCAATCGACAGCGACCGCACGCCGGCGCCGGCCAGCAGTTCGCGCCAGCCGTTGCTGCCGGAATCGGTGACATCGATGGTCTTGGCGTTGAGCGAAACCGTGCGGGCGCGCAAGCCTGCCACGGTGATGAAAACGGGCTCAGGCGCATCGTTCGACAGTTTGAGCAGCATGTCGCGGCCCTTTTGCACAGCCATAATTTCTCCTTATACCTCCCCGCTTGCCGGGGTTTGGCGTCAGCGAACGCATGCCGTTCGCCAGCCATGGGACCGCGCCTGAAAGGCGTGGTGGTGGGGTTTCTTGCTTATCTTAAACGGGCTCCGTCACGGCCCTGAGCCGGATCAGCCCATAGGTCGTGCGCTGGTCGGCGGCGCGGAACACGTCGATATAGCTGACGCGCAGACTGACCAGATGCTGCGTATCGAGCGTCAGCTCGGCGCCATCGAGCAGCACGCGCAACTCCGCCGCCATGGCCTTGACCTCCTCCGAGCCGCCAAACCGCGACACGCAGGTCAGGGTCAGCACCTGTTCGGTGACCTCCGGCCCGATGCCGCCGATCGATTGCGTGCCCGTGCGACCAAAGGTGATGTAGGGGTAGATGACACCCGCCGGAAGCTGGTCATAGACCCGCGCCGGTGTGCCGAGCCAGAGCGCCAGCGAGGCTTGTCCGCGCAGGTAATCCAGCAGCGCCGCCTGAAGATCGAGAACCGGATCGCTCATAGATGTACCCTTTCCAATCGCAGCCGCACCGCGCCGTCGGCATCTTCCGCCAAGCTGACGATTTTCCAGTCAAAGCCCTTGATCTGCAGCCGTCCGCCGCGCGCTATGCCCTGGCCGGAACGGCAAATGAAATCGGCCTCCTGAAGCAGGTAGGAATCGCCCTCGGAGGTGCTCTGAAGCTCCGGTGCATCAGGTTTGAAATCGCCCCATACGGTCCCCGCCAGATGCGCCTTGAAGGTGCGGCCGCCATAGGCGCTTTCGGTCTCGGTCACGGCGTAAAGCCGCGCCGGCGTTTGCAGGTTCATGATCCTGAGCGGTCTCACAGGCGCACCGCACGGTAAGGCGCCAGCCACGCTTCCAGCGCGGCCGGATCGGCGTCGATCTCACCGCGATTGGCATAGGCCTGGGCCAACAGATAGAGCAGGCAGAGCCGCAGCGGCGCGGGAGAGGTGTGGTCGAGGGTTAGGCCGCTGACGCCTTCCAGCCGCGTTTTCGCCGCCGCCAGAAGGGTGGTGATCAGGGTATCCTCGGTGTCGTGCGACACGCGCAGAAAGAGCTTGGCCTCGGGCAGCGAGACGGGATCAGCCATGGAAATTGTCCTTGAAAAATGATCAGGCCCTAAGCCTAAACCCGCCCCGCCAGACGGGGATTATTTACGGTAAGAAAGCCCTCTTCCCTTGTACCTCCCCGGCTTTGCCGGGGAGGGGGACCGACGCGCACTTGCGCGTTGGTGGTGGGGTTTCTTGCTTTAAGAGACAGAAATCTTGAGCACCTTAATCGCATCAAAATTCTGCACCCCGCCGCCAACACGCTTGGTGGTGTAGAACAGCACATAGGGCTTGGCCGAATAGGGATCGCGCAGCACCGAAATGCCGGCGCGATCGACGATCAGATAGCCCTTGGCGAAGTCACCGAAGGCGATGGCGGCGGCATTGGCGGCCACATCGGGCATGTCCTCGATCTCGGTCACCGGATAGCCCAGCAGCAGAGGCTGGTTGCCGGCGGAAAGCGCGGGCTGCCAGATATAGTTGCCGTCGGCGTCCTTGAACTTGCGGATCTTCGCCGCCGTGCGCCGGTTCATGACGAAGCTGGCATTGGGGCGATACTGCGATTTCGGCGCATAGATCAGGCTGATCAGGGCGTCGGTCGGGTTGGTGGTGGTGAAATCGGCGGCGGCACCCGAAGCGACATAGCCGATCTGACCCCAGGTCGCCGTGCCTTCGGCGGCGAGGGTGTAATTCAGGAAGCCCTTCGGCTTATTGCTGCCGTCGCCATTGACGAAGGCGGCGGTTTCCTGAGCGGCGAAGCTGTCCTCGATCTCCGAAGCCAGCCACTCATCGAGATTGATGTAGGCGTCGTCGAGTATATCCTGCGTGGCCGAAGGCGAGGCATAGAGTTCACCCGATGCGAAGGTGACTAGATCGAGCGTGGCCGGGTTGGTTTCCGGACGCGCGGCGGTTTCCGCTACCCAGCCGGAGGTGACCGAGGCGGTCGAGATCGGCTTCTTGAAGGTGGCCGAACCGATGGCGCGGACCGTCGCCAGCGAACGGAACGGCGACACCAGCGCCAGTCGGCGTTCGATGAAGGTTTCGGTCTCGGTCGGCGCCAGAACACCCGAACCGCTGCCCGACGAAATGCCGGCCTTCAGTTCGATACCGAGACGGCCTGATTTGAGGTAGCCTTCCCAGGCGGCCTTGGCTTCGTCCGGTTGGGCCTGACGGCCTTCGTGGGCCAGCATGGGGCGCGATTTCTGGCTCATCAGGCGTTGCAGACGGCTTTCGGCCGATTGCAGGGCGGTTTCGATGCGGTCGAGCTTGTCTTCCAGCAAGCCGTCGCCGCGTTTGTGCTCTATGGCGTCGAGGCGCTGGTCATTGGTGGCCTTTAAGGCCTCGAAATTGGCCAGCACCTCATGCAGGGCCGCGCGCACCTCCGGCGAGGTCGCGGCCGTTTTCACTTCTTTCATTCAGTTTCTCCGATAGTTTTCCTCCTCCCCTGCAAGGCGGGGGAGGTGGCGAGCTTGTCTCGCCGGAGGGGGCTAAAACAGTCGTGACGGTGAGGCCCCCTCCGTCACGGACTTCGCGCCAATAAGGGCGCGGGCGCCGTGCCACCTCCCCCTAAACAGGGGAGGAACAATTGAATCAGGCCGCCACGCTCTCTTCCGCCATCGACGTAATCCGGGCGCTCGGCAGCATCGGAAAGGTGACGATGGAAATTTCCCACAGTTCCACCGCCGTCAGCACCCGCAAACTGCCGCGGTCGCGCCGGCTCTTCACCGCGCGAAACCCGATGCTCAGGCCATCGATCACTCCGGCCTTCACCAGCGAACCGACCATCCTTGCCTCCGGGTTGAGATCGAGAATCCGACCCCGGACGAACAGCCCGATGGCATCCTCACGGATTTCCTCCCACACCCCAACCGGCGACCTGACCTGATGCTGATAAAGCATCCGCACCCCCTTCACGCCCGTACTCACCAGCGTGTCGCGGAAGGCGCCCGCCGCTACCACATCGTCATTGAGATCGCGCAGATTGAAGCGCGAGGCATAGCCTTCGATGATCAGGGTCATGCGCCCTCCCGGTTCAGCTTGGTCTCGATCCGGTCGAGCGTGGCGCGCTGTGCGAACGCCTGTTCTTCCAGCCGCGCCAGCCGTTCGGCCACGCCGGCCTGCTGCTCGATGCGCTGCTCCAGCATATCAAGCCGCGCCCCCGCTCTCCCAACCCACAAAAGGACAAAGGCGGTCTGTATAACCACGGTGATGACGACGGCCAGCGGCACCATCTGCCAGAAATTCATCATGCCAGTCCCTCCCCTGAAACATCCGTTGGAACGTCCGGTAACCCCGCCAGATGGCGGCGCTCGGCGTCGGTGAGGAAGCTCGCCGCCTGCAAACGCGCCCACAGGGCATCACGTTCCGGCGCCAGGGCCGGCAGGGCCTCGATGTCGTTGACAAGGCGCGCGCCGGGGAATTTCACCTCCAGCCAGGCGCTCAAATTGCGCGTCGTCTTCTCGGCCAGCGGCACCACCGTATGGCGCCAGAAGGCGGCATTGGCCTCACGATAATTGGCGTAAGAATTATCGCCCGGAATACCGAGCAACTGCCCCGGCACGCCGAAACTGAACGCGATTTCGCGCGCCGCGGCGTATTTGCCCTGGATGAAATCCATATCGGCCGGCGAGAGCGACATCGGCTTCCAGTCGAGCCCGCCTTCCAGCAGCAGGGGCCGGCCAGCATTGTCCGCCCCCGAATAGGTATCGGAAAGCTGATCACGCAGACGATTGAACTGGTCTTCTGTCAGCCGCTCCGAAGCTTTCGAGCCATAGACCAGCGCGCCCGAAGGCCGTGCCGCGTTATCGAGCAGCGCCTTGTTCCACGCGCCCGAAGCGTTATGGACGTCGATCGAGAAGGCGGCGGCCTCCAGCGGCGACAGGCCATACCAGTCATCGAGCGGATGCCACAGCTTGAGGTGCAACACCTTCAGCCAGCCGTCGTCGTCGCGCCCGATCACCGTCTTGCCGGCGGAGGTGGCGTATTCATAACCCTCCGGCCAGCCCTGGCGGTTGGGGATGACCTTCATGCGGTCGGGTCGCAGGCTCCATAGCTCGAAGGGCGCATCGTCAAGCGCGACCGCCTCGATATAGGCATTGCCCGCCGTTTGCAGGCCGCCGTAAAGCGCCTCGCGCAGATCGGCCCCGCCCTGCTCCGGATTGGGCCGGTCGATCAGCTTTTGCAGCGGATGATCGGCCACGCGCCGGCCTTCAAATTCCACCCGCAACGGGATGGAGGCGCAGGCCTCGCTGATCATGCGGATGCAGCGATAGGCAATGGCGTTTTTGGCGAAGCCCTCGGTGGCCAGCGCGGTATAGTTGCGCGGTGTCCAGACCGGCTTGCCGACCAGGTTGATGGCCGTAAGCGTACCCGTCGCCGATTGCTTTTGCTCGCGCCCAAAAAGGCCGCTCAAACGTTTTAACATCAAAATACTCCTGTTCTGCCTTTTCCCGCCCCGTTTACGGGGAGGGGGGACCACGAAGTGGTGAGAGGGGGAAGCGGCTTGCTCCCCTCCCCGTTACAACCGGCTCAGTCTCGGTTCGGCCCGTCCGGTGATCAGCAGGGCCGTCAACGCCCACACCAGCGCATCGGCACGGTCAGGACTTTTGGCTGGACTCTTCCCCCGCTCACCACCGCCCAGCGCCATCAGTTCCTCATCAAGCGCCGCGAACCGGCCGCCCTCTTTCGGGCAATGGCTCACCCGCCCCTGCTCATAAAGAGCCGCCACCGGCTCGGCCCGCGCCCGCTTGCCGGAGCGCGCATGGACCAGATCGATCGGTACATCACAACCCGACATGGCCAGCAGCGACCGCACCATCTCCCCGCCCTGATTGGCCTCGGCGATAACGCGGTGCGCGCCATAGTCTCTCACCTGCTCGGCCACACGCTGCGCCCAGCCAAGCGGCGACTGGTGCGGAATCGTCGCGTCCGCCAGCACATAACCGCGCTCACCCAACCGCCCGGCGACCACGATCCCGCAGGCGTCACCCCCCGCGCTCGCCGACGGATCGACCGCCACCACGACCGCATCGAAACGCTCCGGTCGCGCGCCGTAACAGCGCCCGAGATCATCAGCCCGCCACAGGGCGCGCTGATCGTCATCGACCACCAGCCCTTCCAATTCCTGCGCCGCCAGCCGCGTTCCGCCATAGAGACCGCGCAACCCCTCCAGAAAGGCCGGTGCGAGATTTTCAGCGTTGTCTTTCGTCGCCGCCCGCGTGATCGCCACGCCCGGCTCTTTCATCAGTGTACGGAGCGCCGTGATCGGCTTGGGCGTCGTCGTCAGGCAAAGTTGCGGATGTTCTCCCAATCGCAACCCCATCCGCAGCATGGCCAGGGTCTCAGAAGGATGCCGCCAGGCGCAGAATTCATCGGCCCAGGCGTAATGATATTGCGGACCACGCAGCGATTCCGGGTCTTCCGCCGAATAGGCGTAGGCCACCCCGCCATCGGGCCAGCGCAAACGCCGGCGCGACACCTCATAGGTCGGACGATTACCCTTTTGCGCAAGGCTCTTGAGCCCCGACGGCCCCTCGATCATCACCTCGCGCACATCGTGCAGGCTGGGTCCGATCAGGGCGCAACGCACCCCGCGCCGGACCTGCGCGGCCAGCCATTCGGCCCCTGCCCGCGTCTTGCCGGCGCCGCGCCCGCCGAGGAAAAGCCAGCTATGCCAGTCCCCCACCGGCGGCGTCTGAGCCGGATTGCTCCAAAACTCCCAAGCCTTCACGAGGTCCGGCGGCTCCGGCCCGTCCGGCAGGTGCGCCACCCAGGCCGTGATCTCGTCGTGCCTCCGCAAGGCGATGCAGTTTGCGTTCGAGGTCTGCGCGCCAATCTCGTCCCACCAGGGTGTTTCCGGCCAAGTCGTCATTCATCTCGTCTTCCTCTGAATCTGCGTCGGCGGATGACGGATCATCAGCCTTGAAAATCTGTTCGGCGACCGCATCGATGGCTTTCAGCGCCTTGGCGGCACGCTCGACCTCAAGGGGCGTGTCAAGCTTTGTGAGGCTTTCAAACGCCGTCATCAGCCGATCGGCCTGCGCCACGGCCCGCAGGCGCATCGCCTGCCGCCATCCGGCTAAATCATTGAGTGGCTGTTCCATGCCCTCAATCTAAACCACCCCCGACCCGCGAGGATTGTTTGCACGAAAAAGCCGCCTCGCTTTCACGAGACGGCTCATTCTCATCCTCCCCTGCAAGGCGGGGGAGGTGGCGGGCGAAGTCCCGCCGGAGGGGCATCTTAACCCCTACTCCCGTATCCTTCGATGACTCCCGCGCTCATCGCGCCGGTCGTGCATCCGTGACGCATGATAGCCCTCCGCCGCATCCCGGCGGAAATGGCGGCCATCATCGCGTCGCCACTCACGCGAGCGTGTATCGCGGTAATAGAACCAGCCGTCATCGTTCCAGTAGCCGTCTCTGACCGGCCCGTAATGGTTGTCGTAATAGACGTCATAGGCCTGGTAATGCCGACCGTAGCCACCGTCGTAGGCCACGCAGGCATTGAGCCCGAGCGCGGCGCCTATCGATAGGGCGAAAAGAAGTGGACGTCTTGCAATCAAACGCTTCATGGCGATGCCTTTCCAGCAGCCCCAAAACCCCGCCTGATGCTTGCGCCACCATCCATAAACGCAAAAGCCGGAAACCATGCGATGGCGTTAATTTATGGTAAACGAACCTTAACGGCGGCGCGTCTTGCCACCCTTGCCCGTCGGTTCCTTGGCGTTCAGCCGTTTGCGGATCGCATCGCGCATCTTGGCGAAGAACTTCAGTTCGCGGCTGACGCCGCCGAAGTCGGCCACCTTGTCCAACTCGCGCCACAGTGGCCCGGCCTTGTCCTGATTGTCCTTGTGCGTCAGGATATAATCGAGATAGGCGCTCAGGCGCTTTTGCGCTTTCGGATCGGTCAGGCCGTAATCGAGGAAATAGTCGGCGACATCGATGCCCAGATTGGCCGCCACCTTCGCCACGGCCGGATCATTGATATCGCTCATCAACTGGGTGAATTCTTCCGGCATTTCAACAGGGTGCGTCATCGTCAGTCCTCATGTATCTCAAAATCGCTGAAACCCCCGGTCATTACCGCCGGCCAGTCGTGGTCTTCGTAACCATAGACCTCCAGCGAGAAGAAGTCCTCCTGCGCGTTGGGAAACCACAGAATAGCCCCGCCGCCGAGCTGATAATGCGCCAGCGAGAAGGTGACGCCGAAGGGATAATCATCCTTATGCGCGGTCAGCACATCGAGCAGGTTCTGCAGCCTCTCGTCGTCATCAAGCAGGAAATGCATGTAGCCGCCGGCGGGGTTGTAGTCGCGTGACTGCACCAGCGGCGCCAGCAGCCCCCACGACACGTCCCAATAGGGCGCCAGGCACGCGGCGATCAGGCCGGCCTCAACCTCGGTCGGTGCGTCGCTCAATCGCGTAACGGCGCGTCGATATCGTCCGGCCAGTCCGAGCGGTCTTCATTCAGGTCCCAGGCGGCGAAATCGAGCGCTTCTTCGGGCTCACCCAGCGCCAGTTCCGAGATCGTCTGGCCACGGATGGAGACGCCGGCGCGATGCACCGTCTCGCGGTCACCGCTGATCAGATGGTGCCAGCGCGGCAGCGGCTTGCCCTCGTTGAGACGGCGATACCCGCACGACAGCGGCATCCATTGCAGGCTCTCGATATTGTTCGGCGTCAGCTTGATGCAGTCGGGCACATGCTTCTTGCGGTTGGCGTAATCCGAACAGGCGCAGGTATCGACATTGAACATCTTGCAGTGGACCCGCGTCGGGATGACCTCCAGCGTGTCCTCGTCCTCGAAACGCACCAGGCAGCACAGGCCGCAGCCATCGCACAGGGCTTCCCATTCCTGCGTATTCATCTCGGCCAGGGTCTTGGTTTCCCAGAAGGGTTTTTGCACATCCGTATCGTTCAT